ATCAAAGATTCCATCTAGTGTGATCAGCTCATCAGTGATACCGTTATACTGTTTGACATTGGGTGCGATCAGCTGCACAAAGTCTGTGTCTGAGCTGACAACTATGTGTTCGTCTTGGGGGTGTAGAGCAATCCATCGTGCAATGATGTCATCCGCTTCGGCCTGGGGCTCACGAATCACACTGCAATTGGTCTTGTTGCTTAGGTATTTAGTCAGTTCATCATAGGTTTCCCAGAACAACTTGTCTTCTTCGGCCTGCTCATCATTCATGGCAGCACGGGCCACAGCACGATTGGCCTTGTAGGGCTTGTAGTGATCTTTACGCCAGCTGCGACCTTCTAAACAGAAAATCACATGATCTGCTTGGAACCGCCGCACAACCTTGTTGGCACTCATTAGAGTTAGATACAGTGCAAAGCCCAACTTGGTCCAGGAGTCCGCAGCACGATGTGCCTGATGCCGTGCTCGAAAGAACATGTTGCTAGTGTCAATAAGAAGGTATTTCATCAGGGCCCAGTAGTTGGTTATCTTTAATGTATTGTAACACATGTTCCGCCCAAAAGCAATGGGCATCTTGTCCAAAATGCCAACTATCTGCATTTACTGTGCAAAATCCCTGACGTCTGAGCACTGAGTCGTAGGTTTGATCAGCACTGTATGGGCTCATGTAAGTGGCTTTCCAGTCCTGCTGCTGTGTGATACTGCCAAAATGACTGTTACCGTTGAACATCAAATGACGCACACCCTGCTGTTCAAGTTCACAATGAAATTGCCAAATGTCTCGATGTGCCTGCTGACTACACTTGGTCCAGTCTATGTCAGTCACAAACTGCCGGTATCGATCTTGTAATTGTTCAGGCACTTGATCTATGCCGCTGGCATTGACCTGCCACCAGGTGTGGTCGTGCCACCATTCTTGCCGTTCCCAGGTGCTCCATTGAATCAGCACAAACAGGTCTGATACGTCTTGTTTGTTTTGTTTGATCCAGTCTCGAGTGGTTCTGATAATGCGTGAGTTGGATCCACCTGCTTGTGCATCAAGATACAGTATTGCCCGTAGCCAGTTGGCCAATTCGCAACCAAAGCTCGCACGTTCGTTGTCAGGATGTGGTTGCTGCCCTAGACCCCAGTACATGCCGTCATCCTGTGCCCAGGCATGTGGAACGGCTGCTTCAGCGGCAGCAGCATGGCTGTCACCGTTGACGTAGAGAATCACGATACTTCAGAACGACCGTCACCAATACTGGTACTGCGTACCCACACGCCTGATTTGTTTATGGCTTCTTCCTGTTCCCAGGTTTCCATCACAACATGTCGGCACACATTCTGGAACCAACGATCCACTATCTCAGCATCAGTGTCGTCCTTCTTGATCATGTAGCCGGCCTTGACCAGTCGTGCCACAAAGATTTCGTTCCAGTCCAGTTCAAACGCACCCTGATGCAGATTGTCAAGATCCACGTCCAGGCTCAAGATGTTCACATATGGCTCATTGGCGTCGGTTGCCAGTTGTTTAGCACTCTTGACCGGTGCCTTGGGTTTAGGCGGGGTGGGTGCCACCGGTGCCTCAGCTGCCTTTTTTGGCTTGAAAAATTTATCAAACAGTCCCATATCAATCCTCTTTTATTTCCATCCAAGTATGATCGCCCATGTATTTTACCTGTGCCACATACTCGTAATCTTCCGGAACACCAGTGCTCCAAGTTGTTGGACCATTGGGTACCAACAACATTTTCTCTAATCTCTTTTCCCACACCAACCAGTAACTCTTGCCCATGACCAATTTGAACTGAAACTCTGCTGCATGTACCGCATCTGTTATTTCCAGTCTGCGTTTGATTTGCTGTGCCTGTTCTTCCAGCACATGAACCAAGGTCATTATACGATCATATTCTTGCTGGGCATACATCCTGGCATGATTGATCATTAGATCTTTTTGTTCAGTGACCGGAACAAGATCAAATTTGGGGCCTCCGGCTTCGGTAGCATAAGGAGTAACATTCCTGTTAAGGAATGGAATGATTGCTCCTGTACTAGTACTATCGTAGCTTTCGCGACCTTTTAGTATATTTGGTTCGTCAGTCACTCTCTCAAGTGCCCCACTTTATTTTTAACCAGATTCTTTCGTGTATGTAATAATCGACACTTAACAGAATATGTAATACTGTAGCAAATCCGGTAGCACTACCAAGATCTCCAGTAAACAAGTATGTCCATAAGATAGTAAATATCCAGGCGGTCAGCCGATAGGTAATCATCCTGACCACTGTTCGTTTTTTAGTTTCCAATCAAGTGCCCCATTCGTTCTTGAACAAAGGCACCTGCAGCCGATCACTATAACGCAATCCGTTCTTCATGGCAAAGTTTGCCACAGCACGGTTGTTCAAAGCATACACACTTTCCACACCACCAATGGGCATTAGATAAACATGTCCTGTAAATCCAGCTGCACGATAGATGTCAACAGTTTCCAATGCTTCTTCAGCGTCTTGCTCTGTGGCAATTACCAGTTTGAGATATGTGTTGCCAACTTCTTGATACTCGCACACAATCTCTGGCTGGATGGCCTCATGTCTTGATTCACCGGAGCAACTGAGTTTGGCACTGACACTAAATGTAATTTCTCTACAAAAATCTTTATCATGATGATGTGCCCAAGTATGTAGATACGCAGCAAATTCTGGAGTTAGCTTTTGAGTGCCATTGGTCTCAAATGTGATCTCTTTGAGTTTATTCATGCTAGCATGTGACAGCAAGTCAGGATAAGCACGTTGCCACCCCAACAAGGGCTCACCGCCTGTGATAACCAGATGCTCATCTTCCCAACGCTTTTGCGGAAGTATTTCCATAATGCGATTTACAATAGCATTGCTTTCAAGCATTGGACTTAGATCTTTGAATCGCGGATCCCAGCTGGCGTAGCTGTCACATCCTGTGCTGACAAGTGGAAGCTCAGTGTAATCTTTGAATTCTGTGATACGTGCAGCAATTGCTTCAACCTCTTGACTTGCTTTGCCTGTCGGCATTCCAAAGCCGGAACACTTAAAGTTGCATCCAAATGTTCTCAAGAACACACTGGGCACCCCCATGTAACGTCCTTCACCTTGTATGCTGTAAAACAGCTCTGCTATTTTTAATTTGCTCATATTTTCCGTGCTTTAATCAACAAATGCCATCCCAGGTATTCTTTGACTGCTGCTCGCATGTCTTCGGGCATGGCAGCAAACCAAGGTTCTAGTTCGTACTCGCCTTGGCGGTACTTGGGTACATTATACATGAAACAATGATCTTGTCTAATCCTTAGGACCTCAAATTGTCCTTCTAAGAGATCGTAGATTTCTTCTCTACTGTAGGCCTTGGCATATGGGCAATCGGATTGTGCTTCAAATTGATCCAGACCCTTCTGGATCATGGCATACTTCCAGGAATTCTTTGCATATACCAGCATACGGAATTCACCCATGGGTCTCAATGCATTATGAATGTTGTCCAGACACGCAGTCATATCTGGATAGTGATGCAGTACACCACATGAGTACACCAGATCAAACTGTCCCAGGCTGGCCACTGCTGCACTATCTGCACCATCCATCACATGGAACTCTCCAGCCAGTCCAAACAGTTCAAATCGTTGACGACTCATGGCCACAGATTCTGCAGAAAGATCAATGCCCACATAGTCGGCACCGTGTCGTGCAAATTCCACTGCGTCAGATCCAATACCAGATCCTATTTCCAGCACACGTTTGCCGCGCCATGAATGAAAGCCAGCAAAGTCACGCAGATGTGGTTCTACAAAAAATCTACGTTCAGTAACTTCATTCCAGTACTGTTCTGTGCCAGGTGTACTCAAACTGTGCTTGATGTTGCAGGGCTGTGCATTCCAGTACTGCTTGATTTTGTCTATTAGTTCAGTGGTCAAGTTCGTGTATCTTCCATTGTTTCAATAGGCCTTTTTTGTCCAAGGCTGCCATTTTTTCCCATATATCTACCTTGTTCTCTATTCCCAACTTGAAGTGGGAGAGATCGTAGCCAAGTGGTGCCAGATAGTTGCCGATCATCATGGCTTCTTGCATGCGACGTTTGCGCCAGGTAACATGATTGAAGTCTCTGGGATTGTTGGGATTGCCTTCCAGCATGGGACGATTCTTGAAAGTATCATCACCATTCATGCCGGTTAGGTCATAGCGTTGATGCTCAATCATCACAGGTATAGTGACCACAATATCCAACATCCATCCAATTTGACTGGTCCATGCATCATTGATCTGATGAGGCGACAAGTGCCCAGTAATTTCTACCCACTTGCGTGGCAAGATAGGAAATATAGCATATGGATGCGCATGATTGGTCTCGGCTCTGAGTAACGCAAACTGATCATTGTGAGAGCGTATGACGTCATCCCAGCCTGTAGTGGTCATTACCGCATCATCGTTCCAGAAGAACATCCAGGCACCTTGACTATTTTCGGCCAGCTTGTTGAGATATTCGTTGAGTCTGATGTAGCCCAGACGTTTGAATTGCATGGCAGTGTATGTGACTTTTTTGCTGTCCAGATACGGAGCAATCACATCAACAAAATACTCAATGGTATCTGTGTCATCGTCGTCAAACGCAATCAGTACTTCAATTCGCTCTGGTGCTGATGCTGTGTCAATTAGAGTGCGCAGACAATCCTCCATGGGACCCGGACGCTCTCGGACCGGTAACAGTACGCTGATATCTATGTTGGGATTTTGTTCAAGTAAACTCATGTTGTTACGTGTGTGATAGTGGTTTTTCCAAAGTTGCGTTTTCGACCAAAGTACATGTTTTCTAAAAATCGATCTTCGCTCATGCTCGGTGATTCTGTAGTGGCAAATTGATAAACAGTGCTATTCTCCAATTTGGTATTGTCTAAAATATATCCCAGGAAGTCGTAATCAAACGCCTGTGTGATTGGCAGAGATTTTAGATCTCTGTAGTCAATCACATAGTTTCTTTGAAACTGCAACAGTTGACGTTTCACTTGTGAGTCTATATTATAATGGTTGTCCAGGAATTTGTCAAGCGATTCAAACACATAGTTGATCATTTTGTCTTTGACCATGTACAAGGTAGTGCGGTGCATGAGGTTCCAGCCAAACACTTCGATGTTGCCAATTCTGGGATGATCAATACGACCCTTGGTCATCCAGTTTTTAAAGTAACTGCGTGTCTCAATAAATTGCAACTGGAACCAAGGATCTTTTTGTACCCATGCATACAGGTCTTCGTAGAACTCGGAGTAATCAATATTTTGATGCTTGGCCAGATATCTAGCAATGTAGGTCGAAAGTCCATTGATGTGAAAAGTTTGTATAAAACTTGACCATACTAGAGTATCCAACATGGTTTCTCGCGGTATGGTCTTGGTGCTGACTACCACATCAATGCTTTCATTAAGATCAACATCACCGTAGCTACCACTCATGTAATCATACACCGGCACCGATTCCAACTTGTATAATTTCTTCTGCAACAGGTTCATCTCAGCATTTTCCAACAGCTGACATTGCAGGATGTTGATACCACCGTGATTGCCTGCTCGGAAGATTTTCCAGAAGGCTTCTTTCCAGGATTCCACAGTCTCGCCGGGCAAGCCCAGAATCAGTTCTGTGTACACAGGAATATTGTTTTTGTCACACAAGGCAAAGATCTCGTCAATCTTGTGTTGATCAAGATTTCTGCGTTTGATATTTTCCAGCACGTCATTGTCCATGCTCTGTACACTGACTGTGAGACCTTGGCCGAAGTTAGGCGATTCATCAATTAGTTTTTTCACAATGTCCACAACTTCATTCTTTTGATTCTTGGCCCAGGTCATGGAGAAACTTTCCAGTTTGCCCCAACGCTTTTGAACTTCAATCAGTTTGTCCACAATCATGTTGTCACGTTCTACAAACATGCCAAAGTTGGCATCAGTGATTGTGACAAATCCGCAGTGTTCGCCAATCCATTCCAGTTCCTCAAACACACGTTCAAGTTCAAACTTCTTGACCTTGTTGTAGGTAAGACTTCCCCAGTCGCAGAATGTGCATTGATAAGGACAGCCGCGGTTTGTTTCCAGAGTGGCATTCCAGATAACATCAGGATTGTCAGCCATCATGCGATCAAATATGCCGGTTAGATATGGACTAGGAACTTCGTCTAGATCATTGATACGTTTTGGATCTCCGGTATCGATCAGGCCAGCAGGAGAATTGATCAGTAGCCCAGGAATATGTGTGTAATCAGAGCCGTGATCTTCTAGAATGTGACGAAAGGTCATCTCGCCTTCCATCTTGATCACCAAATCCATGAACGGCTCTTTTGCAAACAAGTCAGGATCTTCAATAGCAGGCTCGGGTCCGCCAAACACAATCAAACACGTGGGATTAAGGGCCTTGACTCTTTGTGCCAGTCTGTAGTTGTATCTGTGATTCCATACATAGGTTGAAAAAGCAACTACATCACTGGTGCTGAGTTTTGCTGCCAGAGCCTCAATTGGCTCTCTGCGCCAGACCAAGTGATCTAACTCCCAGACTGCACTGACTTTTTTGCTGGCCAGGGCATAACTCAGGATTACACCGGCTGAATAAGGC